GCGGCGGCTACGGTAGGAACGGAAGTTCCAGCAGCGCCTGAAGCGGGAACTACGCCGGCGCCTGTAGCGTAAACAATAAATAGGCCTGGAGGAGAAGTGTAAATGGCAAAAACAATTCTAATGGAGACAGTATCTCAAGCTAAGTCCGTTATTGACAAAACAAATAATGAGATGTATTTTGAGGGGATTTTTGGTTTAGCGGGCAAACGTAATCTCAATGGACGATTGTATCCAATGCCTGTTATGGAAAAAGCTATTAAAGATTACAACGAAGGATTTGTCAACAACCATCGTGCTTGTTTAGAATTAGATCACCCTGAAGATGCCAGTATTAATCTTCGAAATATTGCGTGTGTTATTGAAGAACCCTTGACTATTAAAGAAAATGGAGAGGTATGGGGGCGAGCTAGAGTTTTAAAAAATACACCTATGGGTAAAATAACATATGAATTATTTAAAGAAGGCGTCACTATGGGAATAAGTAGCAGGGGGTTGGGTGAAATATCGACGAAAACTATCGTCGACGACGAATTGGGTGAAGAAGTGGAAGTAAATGAAGTAAATGATTTCAGCCTGGCTGCTTTCGATTTAGTATCGGAGCCGTCTATTGGTATGTTCGTATCGCAGTCAAAACAAGAAGAAGCCGTAAAGAAACCCGAAGAAAAGAAGTTGGAGGAGAAGAGGGAACGGAATCTCAATTCAGGCGACTTGATGACATTATCGGAAATATTATTTGACTAGGGAGAGGTATCATGAGATGGTATTATATCTATTTTCGCGCTGCTGATCGTCCTGGTGATCCCTTTACGCACTCTCATAATGAAAGTATGGGGATAAAAGCGAAAAGTAAAGAAGATGCTATAAAAAAATTTTATAAAGAAATTCCAATTGGATATCGAAGTAGTTATGAAATTACTGAAATTGAAGAGGGAAAATTGGCGGAGAGTATTATGAAATTAACCAAGGAAGATATTCAAAAATATGGGACGGAAGAGGAAAAGAATATTTTAAAAATAAATACTCTGCAAAGATATAGAATGACACATTCTGATTATGGCCCAGATGTGAATATGGATGAAGATGATGACGGGCCCTGGGTTCGCTATGAAGATGTGATAAAACTTTTTAAAAATAAATAATGCTCTACCTATTAAAACACTTAATCGTTGAATTGTACGGCTGTGATGCCGACCGGACTACGGATATTAAATTTGTCGAAAAAATTCTAAAGGAATTAGCCGATATTATGGGGGTTAAAATTATTCAATCCCTCTCCCATATTTTCGGAACCTCAGGCGTCGTCGGTGTAATAATTGTTTCGGACAGTTATTACGGTATTCGAACTTTTCCAGAACACAATTACGTCGCGGTCGAATTGTATTCCAGCGACGAAAATACGAATTACGAGAAACCACTTGCGTTCCTTATCCGCAAGTTCGGCGCCACTAAATATTCAGCCTCAGAAATAAAAAGGGGTAATTTGGAGGAAACAAAATCATGAAATTAACAAAGGAAGATATTATGAAGTACGGGACGGAAGAGGAACAGAAAACATTAAAAGAAGGTCAGGGATATGTTGATAACCCCATAGTAGGACTTTATGAACTCCGCCGCGCCCAAGCCTCTGTACAAAGTATTTACAAGGCTCTCCGAAAAGGTAAATTTGGTTCTGCTTTGGAATATGATATCAGAGATTTGGAGAATGCCCATCAAGTTGCTATGGAGGGGTTGATGGAATTGGAGGCAATATTGAAAGGGGGATAATATGAAATTCAAAGTAATAGAAGATTTTGATGCAGCAGGCGCCCTCAAGAGCCGAACCTTTAATGAAATTTCTAAGCATTTTCTCTCTTCGGTTTATGCAAAATTCAAGGAACTGTACGATCCAAGGGATGCTGATACAACAGAAGCGAGGCATCTTTTTTATTTAGCAATACAGAAAGCATTAGAAGATAAAAATAGGAGTAAATAACATGCCATTAACCAAAAAGGGAGCAAAAATTAAAAAGGCGATGAATAAGACATACGGTAAAGAAAAAGGTAAACAGGTGTTTTACGCATCGGCGAATAAAGGAACAATAAAGGGAGTACATAAGGAAGATGTCGAAAAGTACGCAACCCCTGAAGAAAAACTATTCTTGGAATCCTTCGACGATTGGGACGAAGTTCACGGCGAAAACCCCGATCTGGATGCCAAGTCTCAGGAGCAAGGGAATCCAGAAGGCGGCGATAATTTCAAGAAATTCAAGAATAAAAACAAATTTAAAAAAACTTTCGACGCTCAAGGTGAATTGGAACGTAATGTATTGAGGAAAGCACCCCTGTCATGGACAGGGGCCAATCTCACACAACCTTTCGATAAATATGGCAAACCCAGAAAATATCTTGAGGTTCTTTTGGGGTTGGAAAGATTTCCTGGTTTAACCAAGGCTGAAATTTATTGGGACATTTTAGGTAAAGATTTTTCACCTGAAAAAATACATGGGCAAGATACTGCATCTATGTGGTCCCCGCTGAAGAATGCTGGATTAATTGAACCTAAACGAATTGGCAAAAAGACTGTTTACCATCTCGGCCCCAATTGGTTGAAGTACAAATCCGAAATTTTAGGTATGGATACCACCCCTGCCGACGAAGGTGAAGATGCAGTGAGGCAAGACGAAATGGGCATATCCGAACTTGGAGACGGTTTATCACTTGGAAAAAAATAAAATTTTTAATATGAACGCAAGAAAAACCATAAATAGAATAGAAAGGAGCAAATAACATATGAAACGGAAGTCAACGGAGAAGCTCGAAAAGATAAAAGCCTTATTTGAAAAGGCCGGCGTCGAAATTTCAGACGACCAGGTGCAAACTTTTGTCTCGACATTTGAACTTCAGAAGAACGAAGCAATCGCCGAAGCGGTCAAGCCCGTACAGGCAAAAGTTGAAGAATATCAAAAACGAAATTACGAACTCGCCGGTGCTCTGGAAGCGGCAAATCAATTTAAGGATAATTTTGAGAAAGTGTTGGAAGAAAAAGTTAAACAAATCCAAGCAATCAAAGTTCCTGAGATTCCAAAAATTGAGGAAGCGATTTCTAAACCTTTAACCGAAAAATTGAATTTGCTCGAAAAGAAAATTGTAAAAATCGACGAAGCGGCGAACAAGATTAACGAGAAAATCCTTCCGTTAAATATGGCAGAAGATTTGAAGCAAGTCACCGAATTGGGTACACTTTTTTCAAATTACAAACAAGAATTCGCCAAGCATTTGGTGGATATGGAATCTGCAGAAATTAAGAAACTCAAGGAAGAGGTCGATATCTTGAAGAAGAAGGCTTTAGAAGCAGAGAAGAATACGAAGAATTTGGAAGAGCAAATCGTTTCAGAAAGGGCGAATACAGAAATCACCCTACTTTTGGAAAATTCTCCGCTGGATAAAGACGAAAAAGAACACCTTTACAAATATTATGAAAAATTAGGATTTGAAGAAGGAAAAACTGAAATACAAAAGTTTATCAAAATAAAAGAAAATAAAGAAAGAGAGAGACCCGTACAACGCTCCTTTGTCCGTGAATCAGGCGGCGGCGTTAAACCTATGAACGAGATCGGGACATTAAGAAAGGCCACCCGGCTGGGCGAATCATCGTCATTCGCTCGACAACTAGATGAATGGGCCGGACTAGCGCGTATTGACGATTCCGAACAACATAGCTAAAAGGAGGCAAAATAATGTACGGAGCAAATGAACAGAAGCTTAGAAGGCTTCGCGAAAAATGGTCACGTCTCTTGAAGGGAATCAAGAGCGATGAGACCAGAGACATGACCGCAATCGTTCTTGAGAACCAAGAAGAAGAGATGCGGACCATGTTGAAAGAATCCACCACTTCAGGTCAAGGATTCCCACAGGCACTGGACGGTTCAAGCACCCAGGCCGCAGACAAATTCCCGAAATTGATGATTCCTATGGTTCGCCGTATTATGCCGCAGTTGATTGCAAATGAAATCTTCGGCGTGCAGGCAATGGAAGGCCCCATTGGAATGGCATTCACCCTTCGTTGGGTGTATGACACAACCGTTTCTTGGACTGACCCAGTTACCGGCCGCGTTCACACGACAACCGCTGGCGACCAGGCATACATCCCAGGAACAACCGACATGAACCCTGTGTATTCAGGCGACGACACCAACGCAAGTTATGTCGATTCAACGGATACAGCAAACGCAAACACAGGTGGATTCGGTTTAAGAAATGACCGCGGTGAAATTCTTTCGGATATCATTCAGACCCCAGGTGCAACCTACGGCAACGCGCCAGATGGCACAGGGAATGTTTACCCATATTCCGAAGGTTCTCTCCGCATTGTCAACCGCACGATCGAGGCAAAGACCAGAAAGCTGAAGGCAAACTGGAGCCAGGAAGCAGTTGACGACATCAAGAAAGTTCACTCGATTAATCTTGAGCAGGAAATTGTTGACTTCCTCTCGTACCAGATTCAGGCCGAGATCGACCGTGAGTTGATTCTCAACGCTTACAATCTGGGCACAACCAACGGTCTATTCACATGGGACATCGCAGCAACCGACGGTCGTTGGCAGGAAGAAAAGTACAAGACCCTGTACCACGCAATCATCAAAGCACTTAACTACATCGGTCACCAGACTCGTAGAGGGCGTGCAAATTGGATGGTTGTTTCTTCGGAAGTTTGTTCGATTCTTTCGGCAATCAAGGCTTTCGATTACAGCGCAGTTCAGCCGGTTGATGGGTTCGACCCATACGAAGGCGGAGAAGGCGTTGTGTATCAGGGCACCATTGAGTCGGGCAAAGTGAAGGTGTATCTCGACCTGTATTGGGAAGCACCTGCAAACAACGTGGATAAGGAAATTGGTTACATCTTACTTGGATATAAAGGTAAGAAGAGCTTCGACTCTGGCATCCTTTATTGTCCATATGTGCCAGTTATGATGATGAAAACCATCAGTCCTCATGACTTCCATCCGCTGCTCAGTTTGGGAACTCGTTACGCAATCGTAACGCAGCTCTTGGACACCGAGCGTTATTATGCAGTAGTTTCAGTGCGTAATAGTGCTCTGTAAAGAGTAAAGTAAACTAAGGGAAGGCCTCTTTGGAGGCCTTCTTTTTTATAACCCGCTGCGTAATATTTTTTTAACGAAGTGTGGTATAATATAAGTGGAGGATATTATGAAGAAAATATGTAATAGGTGTGGAAAAGAAAAGGATTATGAAGATTTCCATAAACATAAAGGAAACAAAACAGGGAGGACAACTTTTTGTAAAGTATGTGTTTCTGAAGTTCAAAAAGAAAATCAAATAAATATAAGATCGAAACACTATGAATGGATGGCAAATCATCCAGAACATAAAAAATATCAAAATGCTTATAATAAAGAATATCGCCAACATCCAGACTTCAAGGAACGAAATAAGGAATATCAAAAAAAGTACGCCCGCACCGAACGTGGCCGAATTGCTATCAATCTAAAAACAGCCAGACGCCGCAAGCGTTCCCGACTCCTTATCAACGATATTACTATTGACCAAATTCTCCAAATCAAAGAGTCCCAAAACAATACCTGCCCCCATTGTAACAGGGCATTTACCGACCAACTCCCCTACGAGATCGACCACATTATTCCTGTCTCAAAATCCAAACCAGGCGACCCAGGATTAACGATGGGGAATGTGCAACTGCTTTGTGGCCGTTGTAATAAAATAAAAAGTGATAAACTAAAACAAGGTATGGTATAATATAAGTAGGAGAAAAGAATGATAAAAACTATTGATTTACCCAATTATAAAACATTTAAAAAACTTCTAGTCAAGGCTACAGCAGGTTGTGATATCCAAAACGGCTGGCCTTGTGGGACTTGTTTTTTCGCAATAAGTGAAAAGTTGACGAACAAGGATTGGCAAGCATTGTTACTGTTTCGTGGTGATTATAAAAAAGAAGACCTCAATAATCTTCCGAAAAATATCAATAAAAGTCTAATAAAAATTTATAACTTAATTAAATAACCCTAACCCGCCTTGGGATACGGCGAAGTAATATCATAGAATTGGGCGATAATTTTTAACATTTCTTTCCTCTCCCTCTTATTTCCTACGAGAGTGAAATATCTATGCTTACCCTCATCCACTCCAACCTCAAAACTAATCCCTTCTTGTTTAAATCTTTTTCTCAATTCAGGGATAGACCTGGTTCCATATCGATGCACCAACGTCCTCGCAGGTACGACTTTTCCATCCACGACAAACCGTTCGGTCGGCTTTCCCCTGCCCGTATAAATAAAATTTAATGCCTGATAAATTGTCCCTGCATGCCCTTCATTGGGATCAGCGTAGGAAACGATAACTGCTGGTTGAACGGGAAATCGGCGCAAAGTCTGACCAATAAACCACGATACCAAATTCTTTTCTTCGTGTGTTGATAATGCGACCCTATTTAAATCATAACAGGGAAACGGCTCGAATTTATCATTCAATCTCACAGGTGGCATCCCGTATGTGCAGGCGCCTACCATTTTCCCCGAATTATCCGTCAGCCCGAATGCGAACTTCGCCCTGGGCTCACGATGCAGATAATGGTTATCTATCATCCATTGGAATACCTCTTTTGGTCGTACTTGTTCGACATTGTATTCCTCACTCAATGCCTCATATATTACCGACAAATCTTCTAATATTGTGAATCTCATACTATTATTTATCATTTTTCAGCCAGGTGTGGTATAATAGTAGTAGGGTGAAAAATGAATAAAGTAAAGAAAATTAAGAAAGCGAAAAGGGCAAGAATTAAATTTGCTAACTTACAAATCACAAATACTTATACAGGATATCAATGTCCTCATTGTGGAATTTTATATTGTAATGCCGGCCCAAGGCTGAATGTCACCCGATTTCGTTGCAGAGAGTGTGATAATGAAATCATTGTTGATGGTTGGGATGAATTGACATACGAAGATTTAATGGCTGGACATTTTTAAAAAAATTATTCCAGGGACAGCACAAATGTGGAAGATGGTAAAGGAGTAAAAAATGGCAAAAGGAAAACAATACAAAGATAAAAAATTTCTCCCTTCCCCAGAAATTGCACCCCATGTTTCTCATAAAAAAAAGAAGAAAAAATATCTTTTGGAACGAAGGATGTCAGCAGAAACTCTATTGAAGAACATAAAATATTACCAAGAGCAAATAGAAATACTTCAAAAAAATGAATGGATAGAAGCAGGAAAGTATTCAGATGAATTTAGTGCACGAAAAGCACGCCGACAGAGAATTAACCAACAAGAAAGCTATCGTAAATATTGGCGCAAGTGTGATATGAACGAATATCGTATTAGAGAAATTGAAGAAGAAAAATAATAGATAGATGAAAACGAATAATATGTTCAACAAGAAATGCCCCCTTACGAACAAGGAAAAATTGCACTTAATTTTACAAGGTTTACAATGTACACAAATCCAAAGAGATGCCAAGGGAAATTATTTGGGATTGAATACCAGGAAATTTGAGGAAAACCAACCCAACGCTCCATATTGGTATAAATTTCCTGAACTTTGCGAAAATTGTAGTTGGAATGCATTCGAAGGATATTCTGGATATTCGGGATATTTGTCCAGCACCCCCGACGGGCCTGCCTGGCCCGTTGATAAATCAAATTATACAAAGAAGAAATGGTGGCAACTTTGGTTCAAAAAATAGATATAGAAAAATTTAATAATATTTATGCCCAAGAATTCATCGCCGGAATAATAGGAACTACTTTTGATATGAAATTGGAAAAAATACCATACCCAGCTTTCGAAACTGTTTATTTTTCTTTAGATGGAACGATAAAACATTGCGCCATAACTGTAAATTCATACAGACTTAGTTTTGCCGTATCCGAAGATGTTCTTATGGATATGGATGAAAGAGATTTTTATAGATATTTACGAGATGAGATTATACATGAATTAAAAACGAAATGGTGGAATAATACAACAAAAATATTTCTTTATTCTGTATCTCTGATGAAATCTATATCTTCAGACGATTTTTCCCCCATACTTCGAGCAGGATTACGATTTGCTACTCTTCCCGAAAATATATGTTTGGAAACTGAGGAAGGAGTGCAAAAATTTTTAAAAAAATTGGGAATTAACGAATTTTTAAAAAAATACGAACCTATTTTAGTGGAAAATTCCTCTATTTGTGATTATATAAAAAAGAATTATAAGGATTATAAAGATAAGGTTCGCCTGTGGCAGGTGTTACATGGATATTCTCAACAGAGTGTGGTATAATATAAGTAGGAGTAAAAGAATGAAGACGGATATAAAAAAATTTATTAAAGAATTTAAGAATTGTTATTATTCCGTCACTAATGGCGAGGAATTAGATTCAATTAAAAAGGAAGACATAACAAAATTAGAGGATGGTTCCATTCTTGTCGAGTGGATTTTTACTAAATTTCGTATCGGGTTTTCTTTCGAACTGCCTCACGAAAAATCTTTTTTTTATATAGTTGCAAACCAAGAACTTAAATCTTTATCACATTCAGAAACATTCGAAAACCAACAAGACTTAGATGCAGCAATAAGAACGACTGTTAATTATATTATAGAAAATAAAGATAAATGATATACAAGGTGTGGTATAATATAAGTATGAAGAATGCGGGTGTAGTGTAATGAGTAGCACTCCGGGCCGCCAGTCCGGCAGAGGCGGTGCAAATCCGTCCATCCGCTTTATTGTTAAGAATAAACGATAAAGGCTTGACATTCTATACAAAGTGTGATATAATATTATCATGGATAAGAATATAAAAAAACCTGCCCCTTGGGGATGTTTTTGGAACGACAAAGAAAATAAAATGTATATGATTCGTTGTCCAAAATGCAAACATGAAAATTGGGCTCCCTCTGTCGCATCCGGTATCTGTGCTTGGTGCGGCTGGGATGTTAATAAGGATAAATATTTCAGCGACAAGGCAAATGAGGTATAAAAATGACTAGGACAAAACAACTTATGAAAGATTACCCCGAACTGTTCGTCAATATTAAAGGTATTGAATGTAACGAAGGATGGATTGAATTAATCCGTTTTGTATGTAAATCTTTCGCCCACATTGTCAAGGAAGGCGAAGCGGCATACATCAGGTTTTCCCAAATTAAAGAAAAATTCGGCCTACTCCGAATTTATTTCGACTACGCTGCATCCGTTAAAACTATCAAGAAAAATACCCAGGAAGAAAACGAACTTTTCCACAAGCTTCATACTATCGTTGGCACGGTCGAATCATTGTCGGGGTCGGTGTGTGAAGATTGTGGCAGAATACAAAACGAAAACTTGAAGGTGGAGACTATGGCGAAGCATGGACTACGGGGCGGATGGACCCGAACTCTGTGCGAAGAATGTCGCAATAAGGAATAATAAAATAATGCTTAAACTTAGGAAACAATCTTATTTCGACAAATATCTGAATGTTATTAATTCCAAAAATGGGATATTAAAAAGACATGGGTATTATATAAAGATTCCGGCGAAATATGATATTAAATTTTGGCTTCTTGCTGCATTGAAGAAACATCTTTTTAACGGCGCCGAACCAAAAAAATATTACACTCTTTCCAAGGAAGAGGCATCGCCTGCCGAAATCCAAAATATGAAACTCCGACCCAACAAGGGGGGAATTTTAGTATTTCCGAATGATCTCGATATTACAAAACGATATGCAGAAAATTTTCACGATATTTTTCTTAATCGCACAATTAAAACTATTTTCCAAAAATACAACAATGAAATATTATGGTGCCTAGGTCGCAGGTATCAGGGGGTTTACAAAAATAAACCACGCGGAAAAATTTTCAATGCATCGTCAATTACTTTGGAAATTTTAGGTTTGGATAGTGTGGATTTAATAAACATTTCCGTGAAACTGGCGGTACAGTTCCAGCAACCTATTGTTCTAATCAAGGATTTAAATAACGAGCAAATGTTGATTTTAGGAAAAAATATCATCCATAAGAAAAAAGAATCTGACACTATCGACTTTGGCCTGGGTGAAGAATTTACCGATTGGAATATTACCCAATTGGAGGCGAAATTAGACGAGTCTTATCGTCTGTGTGAGGCGTGGCAGTATTCCAGGTGGGAAATACACGATATTTATCCCAAATTGAATGATTTCTGGGTGAAAGATGGCCACTGGTATGGGCGATAATTTTTTAGAAATTGTTTTCCATCATAGAGAAAAAGAAACACCCTCTATGGCGATTTTTAATTATGATTGTGAAATTTGTATGAAGCAAACGGCTGTTGTGGGGTACAAAAGGTATCCTGTAATTTTTAAACCGTCGAACGAAAAAGTGTTGGTGTGTGAAGTCTGCTTATCTTTTATTAAAGATGCAGGTGAATTTTCTAGTTTTAAGGTGGTGTAAAATGAACGAAGGAATTAACGAAGCATGGGCGTGGGCAGTGGCGGGCTATAGTTTACTTTTGGGATTACTTAGTGTTGCCCTGATATCCGCAGTGTGTCTGTATTTGGCATACAAGGGAAAAAAGAGGAATAGATAATGGAAGAGACGAAAAAATGCAATTGTAAAATTGTCAACAAATGCATGCCTATTTCGACTTAATAGAAAAATATAATATGAATGAAACCGAAAAGAAACTTTTAAACGAGGTTTATTTAGAACTCGAAGCCGCACAGACGGATTGTGCAAGAGCAGAGGCAATTCTAGACGGCGACTGGCCTAGTGCATGGGAATATCTCATTCGTGGCATTGAACGATGTCTTAATAAAGATAAGGAGGCATAATGCGTTTAGAGGAATATATTAAAAAATCCCCTTTGTATGACAAGGATAAATTTATTGTACTTTACCGCGGCGTCAGAAAACCTAAAATTCTGTTCATCGGCGAAGCTCCTGGTAAAGAAGAAAATAAAATTGGCAGGCCTTTTATCGGGCGCTCCGGCGTCCTGTTGGATCGCTGGGTGGAGACTTATCATCTTCAGAACAAATATGGTATCACCAACGCAGTCCCTCTTATCCCCCTTACCCCCCTTCATGCCATTCGCAAACCCACGACGGCAGAAATTGAATATTTCCGCCCTTTTCTGAAGCATATGATAAACAAATACAAACCGAAACTCCTGATTCTTTTGGGCGATTCCGCAACCACATCAGTATTGGGTAAGAAAATTTCTGAAGCGAAACAAGGGGATCATTTTATGGAAATCAAAAAAGGATATAAAATCCCGGCGGCTTCCATCTATCATCCTGCATATTACCTACGGAATGGCAGGGATGGCCTGGACGACTTCGGCGAAATTTACGAAAATAAAATATTGACATGGATTCCAGAAATAAAGGAGTAAAATGGTGAAGAAACAATTTAGTTATGATGTTCCATTCGAAATGTTACCACCACCCGGAATGTCGATTTTTCCTATCATCGACAAGAAATCCAGGTTTTATAAAAATTGTAAACAACAACGGAAAAAAGGGGCAAAAATTTGTCAAGATTGTCCGTTCAGACAAGGAATAGAGGAGCAAGAATCTAATGGGTCTTGACAACGAGGCGTTTTTCTGTTATAATATATTAAAAGGGGAATAAAAAATGAATAAAGAAGATATCGGAAATTTTTTCGGCAGGATTTGGTACAGAATTAAAACTGTTTATTACAACATTACGATAGGGGTGAAAAATCTCATCGATTGGTTCCCTGTCATATGGAAGGATCGTGACTGGGCTTATGATTCTTACACTCATAAAATCCTTCTTCATAAACTGAAGAGGTTACAAAAGAGGCCGTGGGAAGAGTTAATTATGGATGGCGACTGGATGAAACGGTATCTCAAATTAGCAATTTGGTGTTTGGAAGAATGGCGCCGCATTGAAGATGGTCTCGACCTGCCGTCGGGTGTGGCTGAACCGAAACACTCTTTTGTTGAATTGGAAGAAAAAGATGCCGATGGTGATGCCCTTTGGAGTATGAAAACTGAATGGGCGCATCCTAATGACGAAAAAAAATATTATGATTTTTTGACTTGGTGTGATAAACGACAGGTAAAAGTTAATAGTCTGTTTTATCATATTCTGGAAAAACGATCCGGATATTGGTGGGATTAAAAAGGAGGATGAAATGAAGACTAATAGTATCGAAGGGGCAATTAACGGGGCATTACAATTGGTCCCATATATGTTTGGTCCAGATGAAGAATGGGGAGAAACAGCTGTGCCCATCTGTGATGAGGGAGGAGATTTGTCGTTATTACTGAAGGCTGTGTGTATTGAATTACTTCGGCAATTACGTCCAGAACTTGATGACATTAAGTGGCGCATTGTCATGTTGAAGGAATATGTAGGTAAAAAGGAGGCTCTAAAATGACGCGCAACGAAAAGATAGCGGAGAAGATGGGGTGGATTAAATATTTTGGGGACGAACCAGTTATTACTGATTCTGGACACAAGGTTTCATTTCAGTTTATAAGAACACCGGATGGCGATATTGATTTCGATTTGAAAATTGATACTCAAACAGCTCACCTCCTAATCGAGCGGATGGTGGGGGATGGGTGGGAAGTGTCCATGGTGCATGATCGGTCTGGAATTGTGATGTGCGCACATAAAGATAAAACAAAAAATTTGATAAATTTTATAGAGCATCAAGTTGATGAAGCCGCCGACTTCCCCGCCGCCGTTGTCGAGTTGTTTTGCAAGGTTTACGACATACGGGAGGATTGAATGAAACTGGACAAAAAGTATTTTGATTGCAGGCTAATTGATTTATTGAATTGTTTTAGTTTCAGGAAACACTTAAATCCAGAACCGAATGATGGGTATAAACCGGAACTCGACATCTTAAAGCAAATAGCCCGTGACGCAGCTGAGGCGCAGAGGAAATTATCCGCAACAATGGCCAGAAGTACATATTACAACCCGCCACCGATGACGGATAAATTTCTCATAGATGAAATCATTGAGGTTATTCATGCTGCCGCGCTCGCCATCCCTGACGGGGAGTAGGAGGGGGAGATGAGTGATGAAGTGAAGTTTACACGATCTGACATAATCGCCTGCTGGCCCCATTACGAGGCGTATTTCCTTGAAATACTCAACTTAG